AAGGACGCTTTTTACTTTAATTAACGAGGAGGGGTTAAATGCCGAATTACGAGTCAATATTCAATAGAATGTTTGACGGCACCCATGATTATGATATACAGCCGCAATACGGCGATGGCGGATTCCTTGATTCGAGCATAAACGCATTGGCGACCGGCCTTGGTGGTTCTTTAGAAGGTGCCGGTACATACCTTGACCAAGAGTTCGGGTTCGGCAGTAGCTTAGCAAAATTGGGCCATGATATGCAGATAGGCCGTCAGGCTAGAACTGACTGGGATATGCAGAAGGCTATGGATGACCCACTTGGTTTTATCACCGACCCCAGCGGCCTTGTATACAATACGTTTAACTTAATCGGGTCTTCCGCCCCTGACCTCGCCGTTACTGCCGCCGCTTCTGCCGCTACTGGCGGTATTGGCGGTCTGGCCGTAGGAGCAGGGTTAAAAGCGGCTAGAGCCGCAAATCTTGCTAAAGCGGCTTCCAGTCTTGAAAAGGCCATGGAAGTAGGTTCCAAAGCTGAAGGGATTGGTATGCGTGGGGCACAGTTAATCAGGGAATACGCCCCCAGTGTTGCTGGGGATATCGCCGGTGGTGCATTTGACGCCGCTACCGAAGCTGGTAGTACGTATACAATGGCACTGGAAAATGGCGCCACGCAAGATGAAGCCCGTAATGCAATGCAGACAGACTTCATTGACAATATTGGCATGTCCACTATCCAGAACGCAATCAGCATGAATATGTTAAAGGGTGCGGTCAAGACTCCTCTTGGCATTGGAAGAAAAGAAGTGGGCGATGCCACCGAAAAGGCCGGTAGTGGATTACTTGGAGCAATGAGTGAAGCTGGTGGTAAAGTAGCCGACTTTGCCGATAATCATTTCGCTACCAGACTGATGACCCGTGCAGTACCGGGGACTGCCGTAGAAGCATATACTGAAGGTTTACAGAATGAATTTCAGGATAATGCAGTACATGGATATGATGTCAATTATAATCCGTTCAACATGTCTGATGAATCCAAGAACCAGATGTTCATGGCCGCTGTTGGTATGGTTCCTCAAGGCTTGCTTGGTGCTACTCGTCGTCGCAGAGTACGGGCAGAAGAAAACATGGCTGATAATAACATCGACGAAGATACTATTGCACAGCCGACAGACAACACTATACAGAATGAAAATGCAGAACCGGGAGTTATCGCTACACCAGAAGAAAACGTGGATGATGGTAACATCAATAACGTAGCCCCCGAAGTTATTGTTAATCCAGTCGAAAATATTACTAGCCCTGAAAATGGAACAATAGAAGGAAATACGCCTACTACCACGAACGAACAGGTGGCACCTATCACAGAAGAAAATGGAACGGAACCTCCCTCTTTCGCCACTATATACGATAGCTATATTAATGATCGTGACCCAATTAATAACAGAACCGCTGAACAGCTTGCCACTGATAGAAGCAACGAAGCAGAAGCTATGGGATACAACACGGAAGACAAAAAGGGCCAGCTTCGTGCTATTCAGGATATGGCGGATACCATCGAGGCGTTGGATACTAATGAAAACAGCCCCCTTAAACAGATTGGTGTAAAGAAACCTGATATTAGTTCATACATAAAGAATAACTTTACTAATGATGTAGCCAATACATTGGCAAGTGGAGATAAGAAAGTAGCTCGGGACACATTAAATCAAGTAGCTGACGTTCTATATTATCGTAATAAAAAGGCAGAACCGGAACGTAGAAGAGCCGCCAATCAGGCCGAAGCTGAACAGCTTACCAAAGAAGGCAGTATGTTTGGCTTGGAACCTGTACCGCAGAATGACAAAGGTGAATATACCGGTAAATCTATCAGCGGATATAAAAAGAAATTAGCTGATACCAAAAATAGAATCGACAGAGAACATAATCATTTCAAATTAGCAAAAGAACGGCAAGATCACGTACCTGATGAAACAAAATTTGCCGAATCTTTGTCTCAGGCAGTGGATACCAATGACAGAGAGCAGTTCGTAAAAGATGTTAACCAGTCCATAAATGAGCTTTCATCTTATACAACTTCTCCGGCCAAGTCGTTGAATAGAATCACTGATTACTTCCACACGAAAGCACAGAAGGATGCTGTTCGTAAAGCATTCGTTAACTACTACAATGACAGGGTTAATGGCCGTAAAGATTTCCAGTTTGATATAAACAAACATCTCAAATCAGTAGGGAATATTGTCTCAGCTAAACAGAAAGCGGAAGCCGGGCCTGTAAAAAAACTGACTCTTGTACAAAAGAGAAATCAAGCTATAAGAGATACAAAGGTCGATATTTCCAATATCCGAAATAAGGTAAAAGAAATGGGCGATGACGAACTAAGTAAAACCGGAGAAGGAATAAAAGCTCGTATTGACCAGATACAAAAAAGAGTGGACAATTCGACAAACAAGGCTGAAATTACATACCTGAAAAAATTACAGAATGTATTTTATGCCGGTAAAAAAGCAGTTGCTAAAGAACAAGACCTCAGAGCCAAGCAAGCCGCAAAACTGGAAGGCAAGGATGGGGAGAAAACACGGTCTACCGGAAGTAAAAGTAAAACAAATAGACAGCAGACAAGAAAGCAAAATGCCGATAAAATTGCGAAGTTTAAACAGCAATTGGAAGATGAAAATAAGAGTGCGGAAGAAACTGAAAAATCTGCAAATAAAAATCCTGTTGCCAAACAAGAAACGGCGGAACAAACCAAAGAGACAAAAGCAAAAGTTGTAAAGAAACAGGAGTCAAAGAGAGAAATCAGAGATAATGTATCTGACGAAGAAATAAGAGATGTCGCACAGAAATTATGGAATTATCATCTTTCAAGAAAAGAGTTCAACAAACAACTACAGAAACGTAACGGCAGATACCACGTTGTAGATAACAAGGGGAATCACTTTTATTATAACGAAACAGATGGAGCTAAAATAAAGACAGTATACAACGAATTAAGAAAAGCCCACTTTAAAGAACATCCGGAAGACGAAGGAACAGCAAGGAAGGCTAGCAGAAATCAGGCGGCATCTCGCAAAGCGAATAACGAAGAAAAGAGAGCAAAAGCAGTAAAAGCAGAACTAAACAAAGAAAACACCGATAAGATAAAGAGAGAAAAGGAAATATTTAACACAATAGTTAAAAATAAGGGATTGTCCAACGACAATAAGAGTATAGATTATCTAAATTCTGTTAAACAATTGTACAAATCGGGGATGAAAATACATAAAGATGATATAGATAAGGTTATGCCCCACAGATATGAATTGATAAATAATATATTTGAAGAGTTTGCCAAAGAGTTCAATAAATACGGCAATGTTAACGTATATAAAGTTGTAAAACCAAAAGAATTTAAGAATGTAATGGCACGCCTATATTATTTCAACAAAGCCTTCACTAAAGACGGTAAACCCATTGACCGAAATATTAAAATTCCCGATGCTGTGTTCGATGCAATGAATCGTGATGCAGATAAACAAGCGGCGTTTGACCTGACCGATGAACAGAAAAAATTAATACCAAAAGATATACTTTCCAAACTGGAAGATATGAAATCAATAGAACAAGCCACCAGACAAAGCGAAAAAGCAGTAAATGGCAATAAAGTAGCAAAAGAAGAAAAAGTAATGCCTACTATAGATAGTGGTAAAACGAAATATTCAGTGGAATATAATGATAAAGGCAAACCAATCTTAATAGATATTGCGAAAATGAAAGCAGTTATTGAGTTAAAAGATGAGGATATGGCAGAATTTAAAAAGACAAATGAATTTGACAAAGATGATTTTGTTAATAAATACTTGCCAGATGGATACGAAGTACAGACTTTTAAAGCAGATGGAAATAAGATATTAGCAACAGTATCATATCGGAAAGAGATAACCGATAGTACCCACTTTATTGATAAACAGATTTATGATATACTAAGTGAAGAAGATAAACGTAAACTAGAAGAAAATGGTATTAAGGCTAAAGGCATCGAAGGAGGTAGTGAAAATGGAACCGTTAAAGGTGCAGTCAACTCTGAAGGACATGAAAAGGGAAATGAGCCTGTTCAACGAGCAGTTCCGGAGGGAAATGATGTCGGACGAAGCGGAAGTAGAAATAATGGCGGCAGGTCAACCAAAAGAAGTTCAGGATTACCTGTGGGAAATGCACAATCGGTACAAAAATACCGGGAAACAAACCCAGAAGTAAAACAGCTGTATGATAATGGCAATTTGAAATGGGATAAGGATGTAAAGCCAGAAGAAGTTGGTAACGCTATAGAATCCATGTTCTATGGATACCCGGAATCATTTAAAAAGACTGCGATAGACTTACTTAATTCTATGGGTATTCGGATACACATTACATCTAAACCAATTATCGTTGACACCAGAGGCGGGAAAAAGAATGCTGGTGGCTTATACAAAGAGAATACTGGAGAAATTATTATCAGTCGGGACAAAATTAACGACCAGATAAAATCAAATTCAATAAAAACAAGACCTACTAGCGCTCATGAAAATGCACACTTTATTTTTAGTGTTTTACACAAAGGCCCAGAACGTGATGAAGCGTGGAGAAAGTTATTTAATGATATAATTAAAAATGACATAAAGTCAGCTGGCGTAAAAAATATAAATGAATTAGTAGCCAAGGAAAGTAAAGTCTTTACTGACGAAGGAATAAAAGAAATAGAAGGTTTTGTCTCAGAAATATTGAGTGGTAAACCACCATCCGAAAAGCTTCAATACCGGTATTATCGTACAGATGATACGGGTAATGGACGTATAATCAATGCCGTATTACATAGAATAGCATTAGATGATAAACATATACTAAAATTTGTTCGAGACCCTAATTACTTCCAAGAATTGATGGTATCCAAAAATACGTATGAACGTAATCGTGCTAGAAATTCCTTGCGGGCAAGATGCTTAACCTTGATTAATAAATATGAAGGGAAAGGCTCCAAAACAACAATAAAAGATTTAAATAAATTATCCTCCAATGAAATACTTGAACACGCAAAGAAAAGTCTAGGCAATGAATATGCCAAATATAAAGCAGAACTGGAAAAGATTATGGAAGATGGGGATTGGGTTACTGATACTGCCATGCAGAGCATAACCAAAGAACACATAGAAAAATACAAAAATTCAATTCTTGAGAAGAGAAGCAAGGCCGCAAAAGATAAAGAATCTTCGGTAGAAAACTCATTCTACGATAAGTCTACCGAAAGTGATACCGTAACTCCCGAACAGAGGCTCGAAAAAGCAGGGTATAAATCACCGATACAACATGCAAGGGACAGCCTAAAAACATATGGCAGAGAATTCATTGATGACGTAAAAGCCGGCAAGGGCAAGTACAGCTATGCAGACCGGTTCTGGAGAACGCCAGAAGCTATCCTGAAAGATATGATTGGCGGAGCGGCTTCTAAAATTTTTGACTACGCAGTTAAGGCACAGAAAATAAAGAATAGAACGCTACAGAGATATATGGGAAAATATTCCCATATATATCGTGGGCTTAAAGACAACGAGCGCAGAGTCCTGAACCGTGCTATCCTGTATTGCGATAAGAACGGGAGAGACCCCGTTCAGGTAATGTCAGCAGGTAAGGATACATATATCGTATACCGTGATGGCGACTTCATCGAAGCATACAATAACATCAATGATGCAAAGAGCAAATTAGTAGAGCTTAAACGCACGGGTGAATACAAAAACGGTGAAGTAAAAATGTCCATGGTAGCAGGTGAAGACGGACTCAAGGCGTTGGTATATGCAGTAAAAGACAAAAATCGTGTATTTAGCAAGAAGAATGCCGCCGACGCATATGCAAAGAAAAACTATAAACAGGCCGTAGCTGATATGTTTGACGACGTTACCACCGAAGAACTTTCCAACGAACAGAAAGCGAAACTTGCTGATAAATTCACCGAATACCGTAAACTCATGGATGAAGCATATGCTGACATGGTAAGCGTAGCCAGTCAGTATGATGTCAAGATTCCTCCAAAGAAACAGGGGTTCTTCCCCCGTTATCATCTGCCTTTTGTTGTCATGGTAAAAGACAAGATGGGAACTAAGCGAGTCACATCGTTCTATAACCAGAGCGAAGCGCAGAAGATGGCCAAGAAGCTGTCAGCGGAAGGAGTAAAATCTTACGTTATCGAACTTAGCCCGATCGACCAGATTCGTGTCGGTATCAATCAGCATGACAGAGAATATTTAACGGATGATGAAATCAAAGAAATAGAAGAAGGCAAAACAATGTCATTTGCTGATATGAACGAGTCCTTGGAAGAACACGGCGAAGGTATGAAGCTTCTTACGAACCTCCTCAATAAGAGATTCAAGGCCGGGGCAACTACCGTGCCTGCAAAAGTCATTCTGAAAGACCTGTCCAAGAAGGTGCAGGACAACGGAAGGACAAAGAAGCAGATTCGTGCTACTGGCATCATCAAGGAGATGGAAAAATACAAAGGTTCACAGCTTACTAAAGAAGATGTAGCCAAAATCCTTGATAAGTGTAACCGCCACGGCGTATTCAATGCCCATTTGATGCACCGCACGGATGCAGACGGGTACAGCTTCAATGTACAGAATTCTGTATACCGGTATCTGACGGATGCGGCCGCCTACGCTGGTAATGAAATGTTCAGTCAGGAAGCCAAAAAGGCATATGCCCAGAGATTCAAACGTGACTTTACCTTACCAGCTATGAATAAGGAGCAGGCGTACTGTCAGGAATATATTAATGCTGTATTAAGTAAACGAAATATCACATGGCTGGATAATATGCTGAACAGTGTCCTTAAATCCATTCCGGGATTCGGTGCTTGGATTCGCAAGTGGTCTCCTAATCCGTATACAGATGTAGCCGGCAAGATATTGGGAGCACAGAATGTACTGAAACTTGGTATGTTCAATGTGTCATCTGGTGCTGTCCAGTTGTCGCAGTTACTCAATGCCAATGCAAAACTTGGTGGTAATAAGTTTATCGGCATGAGCAAGGCATTTCGGTTTGGCCTTAGAGAAGCCTTCAAAAATAAAGGTTTATACAATGACAAAGAACTGAATAAGAAATACGGAGAAATATTTGATTATATCGGGCTGTACGATTCTATCCCCAGCTTGGATAGAGAAATGACAGGTAAGCCGTCTTGGTTCATGGATAAAAATAGAAAATTTTTGAGAGGCAAATCGTTTGGTGATATTGCCGAAGCTTCCATGTACTTCTTCAACCGTGGCGACATCAAGGCCCGTCAGGCAACGGCTATTGGTGCTATGTATAAATTTGAACACGAAATAAAGAAAGATAAGATGAAGGAATATCTGAAGAAAGGTAAGACATTTGAAGAAGCCGAAAAACTGACGCACAATGATATGCTAAAGTACGTAGACCGTGTAGTAAGGGAAACAAACTTTGATTACAGTGTTGTCAATACACCACTTGGGCTATCAGGTCTTGGTGTAACAGGCAAGCTGATAATGCAGTTTAAGAAGTATCCTTTCTTTACATTGAACTTCCTACGTGGCAATACGAAAGAAGAAAATATCCGGTTCCTCGTTCCTCTCATGTTAATGGGAGGTATTTTTGGATTACCATGTCTTGATCTGTTCGATGATACAGTGGCAACAGTAACGGGCGTAGACCCGAAACTAGCCGCTAAGAAAGCTATCATGGAATGGGCTGGCAACAGTCCTCAGAGGAAAGCGTTTGCCAATGTAGCTATGTACGGTGCCCCGTCATTAGCCGGGATTGATATTTCTGGACGTATAGGGCTGAATGACGCCGCTTCATTCGATGCCGGGCCTACGTACACAACCGCCCAGAGATTATTGTCCAGCGCTAAAAAGGGAGATTACATGGGTATGGCAGAAGCCCTTACTTCCCGTGCCACAGTGGCAAAGAGTCTTGCCAAAGGTGGTTATGCCGACAGCCATGGCAATCTGATTACACAATATGATAATTACGATAAGATGCTCAAGATATTAGGTTTCAGGCCAGTAGAAGAATCACACGGAGCTGATTTAAACAGAGTTATTAGCCAGAGCAAGAAGATTATGCAGGAACACACAGATAAGGCGATAGAAGAATATAAAAAGCATCCGACGATGGCCAACTATCAGGCATTGCGTATATACGGACTGAGTGATAAGAGAATAGCTACTCTCCAAGATGAAAAGCCAAAGAAGAATGATAAATCGAGTGTGAACAAAACGAATCATTCCAAAGAAGCAAATGATATAAGAAAATTAGAGTCGTTTAAGCAGGGGCGGTAATCCGCCCCTTTTAATTTAAGGAGGAGATGGATGGAGAGCATCATTATCGTATTAGAAGCGTTAGGGGTTGTGTTTACGGCTCTTGCAGGATTCAGACAGGGGATTCTCAAGCCATATTTCGACCACCGTGAAGAAGAACGCAAATGGAAAGAAAAGTATGACAGAATGAAGGAAGAAAGAGAACAGGAACGAGCCAAAGCATTAAGTAATAAATACGACCAACTATCCCATAGTATATCCAGTCTGAGCAACTTGGTTGATAAACTGGGCACAGAGCAGAGGCAGATGCTTGTAGATGAGGCACACTTCAAAGAGAGATTTCAGTCCATGGAGACAAGGATTGAATTGATACAGAACAAGCTGGAACGCTTATGAGACACATAAAAAATTTCATGTCTGCCGTGAAGCGGAATATGGCCATTATCTGCATGGGTTTTGGTCTGTTCGCCGCCTCCATAGTGCTCGTGTCATGGGTATATGGGTATTGGTCTAATGGTTTATGGGGTACTCGTTTTGAAATCAATTCCTGCTGGCAGGGTATCAGTGCATGTGGTGTAGGTCTTGTAGGGCTGTTTAAGTGGCTGGTAGATTCAGCTAAGAATAGTCCAAATGGTCAATTCCCATGCCCTCCTGCTACGAGGATTGAGCCAAAGAAAGATAGGAGTGATGACGAATTAAAGGTGTAGATATTTCTGAAAACCAGAGTTATGTAGATTGGGGTGCACTGCAGGAAGCAGGCGTCGAATTTGTTATTGTCCGTGCCGGTTGGGGTCAGGGACACAAAGATGAAAAGTTTGAAGAATATGCCAACGAAGCATTGAACCGGGGGTTCAAAGTCGGGGCTTATTGGTATTCATATGCGCTGGATGCTGATGCGGCCCGAAGAGAAGGAGAATACTGCCGTGAAATTATTGACGCTTGGGGAGGACTGCTTGAACTTCCTGTGTTCTACGACCAAGAAGATGCTGACGGTTGGAGGGATAGGAATGGGATTGATTATAGCCAGTGCACTGATATGTGTGATGCATTTGCTGATGGTCATGGTCTGCGTGCTGGTGTGTACGCTAATTACGATTGGTTTACCAATCGTCTTGATTTTGGCCACCTTAAAGACCGTTATGTCATTTGGCTGGCACAGTATAACTACCAGCCGGATTTACAGTGCGATATTTGGCAGTACTCAGACAAAGAATGGTTCGGAGACCAAAAATTAGATGCTGATATTTCGTACATGGGGGGTTAAGATGTGGAACAAAATAAAAGTATTATTCGTTGGCTCATTATTGTTGCTATTGCCGCTGTCTGTGTCATTGGCGGAATCACCGTCTACGATAGTATCCAATCAGCCAGAGCAGACAGTGAAAATGCCTATAACACGATACAACAACTTAAAGATGAAAATCGCACAATTAGAACTGAACTTGAACGTACTAGAGCAGAACTCGAACGTGGACAAGCAGGAATTAGACAGGCTGAAGAAACAACTGATGGACTGCGAGGACGCAATGAACAAAGCTCAGCAGTCATTAGCGACAGCCAACGAATCATCGGAGAAATTGGAGAAGAATTTAGAGACATTGACGAAGCAAATGGACTCTCTGAAACACAAGCTTCAGGTCAAGAACAGGCAGAATAAGACAGGTTGGACTGTAGCCGGTATCCTGCTTGGAGCTTTCATTGCAAAATAACTGTCATAGGACACGTTTTTTTCAATATTAATTTCCTCCACGACAAATTATACCTGAGAACATCTGGAGACAAATTTTTACCGACATACACGGTAAAGATTAACAATTTTGAGCATTCTGTGAATTTAGCCACCGTTAATTCGGTGGCTATTTTTTTTTTGTTCCTTGCAAACTTCATAAAATGATGTTAAAATATATCATATAATGAGTAAAAGGAGGAATGTATATGTTTTCTAATCTACACCAACACACCGACGCAAGTCTGCACGACGGATTTGCCAAAATACCAGAATTAGTAAGCAAAGCCAAAGAACTTGGCTATCCGGCTCTGGCTATTACAGACCATGGAACAGTTACCGGGCTGATTGATTTCTACGAAGAATGTAAGAAACAGGGAATCAAGCCTATCCTTGGTTGTGAGTTCTATTATACAAACGAGATTACGATTAATGATACTCCCACCTATCACCTGTTAATTCTTGCTAAAAACAATACAGGATACAAGAATCTGATGAAATTGGATACGTATGCCCACAAGCATTTTTATCGCAAGCCACGTATCGGCATAGAAGCACTCCGTGAATACCATGAAGGGCTTATCTGCACCACGGCCTGTGTCGCTGGGCCATTGAGTGCAGGAGACCCGTTGACAGTATATAATGACTTATTAGAAGTATTCGGTAGTGAAGATTTGTATGTGGAAATTCAACCTCATGACTTCCCCGAACAGATTGAATACAACCAGAAATGGGCCGATTATTTCTCGGAAGTAAAGACTATTATCACCTTGGACAGCCACTATATCAATAAAGAAGATATTCAGGCACATAAATTGTGGCTAGGCCTTGGTGATGATTCCCAGTATTATGCCTCTGACGACTATTATCTGCGTAGCGAAGGGGAAATTATCGACTGGTTCAATCAGTATGGTATTGATACTAGACCCTACATCGAGAATGTACAGGAAATCGTAGATAAATGTAACGTTGAAATAGAATTTGGTGGAGAACATTACCCAGTGTTTTGTGATGACCCAGAAACGTATGTCAGAGATAAGTGCAACGAAGGGTACAAGAACATGGGTATTGCCAGTTATCCAAATAAAGCTGTGTATATAAAGCAGGTTAAGCACGAGCTGGATGTACTGAATCAGCTCGGTTATATGAATTATTTCTGCATCATTGATGATATGTTGCGGTGGTGTAGAGAAAACAATATCCCAACCGGCCTTGGCCGTGGTAGTGTTGTCGGAAGTACCGTAGCTTGGTTGATGGGTATCACACAGATAGACCCGATTAAGTATAACCTCGTATTTGAACGGTTCGCCAACCCAGAACGTGTAACCCCAGCGGACGTGGACACAGATGTGTCTACTCCCAGAAGAAACGAGGTAATCAATTACATTCAGCAACGGTACGGCGAAGTATACCAGATTAGAACAACATCGTATATAAAGGAAAAATCAGCTGTACAAAGAGCTGGTCAGGCATTAGGAGTTGAACCGGCGGTTATTAATAAGGTATCGAAGAACTTAGTCAACGTCGAAGATATGCCCTCCACGACCCACAAGGAAAAAGAATGGAAGGCATTGGCCATGAAATTCCGTGGCCATATCATTTCCTATGGTAAACATGCTTCTGCCGTACTGGTAGCTCCAGAGGATGTATGCAACTGGACAGCTGTAGAAAAGCAGGGCGATGATATGGTGGTATGTCATGACTTCCACCAGCTTGAAGCTCAGGGGTTGTTAAAACTTGATATCCTTGGTCTGGAAACTTTGGATGTACTGGAGCAGACAAAGCATCGTATTGGGAAGAACATAGATATATCCCGGATTCCCACCGATGATAAAGCCACTGCAGAAATGCTGAGACGATGCGATACAAAAGGATGTTTCCAGATAGAATCTCAGGTAATGACGAATATCATCAGACGGATGAACGTAAAGACCGTAGAAGATATGGTGGCCGTCGTTGCCTTGGGTCGTCCGGGGCCGTTGGATTCCGGGATGGTTGAACACTTCCTTAAACGTAGAAACCATCAGGAAAAGGTTGTGTATGACGATCCGAAACTGGAACCTATACTAAAAGATACAGAAGGGATTATTGTGTATCAGGAACAGATTATGCAGATTGCACAGGCCCTTTGTGGATATACATTAGGTCAGGCGGATAACCTGCGGAGAATCGTAGGCAGGAAAAAGGTTGATGAAATGCAACCAGTAATAGATGATATGATAGAAAAAGGTGTACAGAACGGCCATCCACGGGAAGTGATGAAGAAAATAACGGATAACATCGTAACGTTCGCCTCTTATGGATTTAATAGGGGCCATTCTGCCGCTTATGGTATGACTGCTTGGGCAACGGCATGGTTCAAGTGCCATTATCGCCCGTATTTTATGGCAAGCCTTTTGGATAGCAACTGTAAGGATAAGCCAAAACTAGTGGATTATATAATGGATTGCAAAAAGTCCGGCATCAGGATATTCCCACCAACACTGGAACATAGAAACTGCTACGCAGACTATGACGAAAATGGAGGGTACATCATACTGGGGCTGAATTGCATAAGTGGTGTAGGGAATGTAGAAATACCCAAGGATGCACCTAAAGATTTTAAGTTATTCATGGATTCCTACGGTTCTTTAAACAAACGTGTAATTGAGAATCTTATCAAAGCCGGAGCGTTCGATGGGAACCGTGATGAAATGATACAATATGTGACTTGGTTCAAGGACAAAAGAAAATCAAGGCCGCCGTTTAAATATACAGAAACTATGTATAACAAGGCCGAAGAGGAAGCCAAAGTAATCGGTATGTCGTTCTGTGATATCTTTGAAGACTTCGAGATGAAGGCGGTCAATAATGTAACCGTATTCGGGTATGAAGTATTAGAGGTGAAGGGGCGCAAGACACGCAATGGTAAACCGATGGCGTTCGTAAAAGTCAGAGACAACAGAGAAGTCAGGGATTTGGTGATATTCAACCAGAGATATAAGGAGTTGAAGGCACATAAGGTGTATGAAATGAAATTAAGAGCATCACGCATCATGGACTTCCATGAATGCCAACATAAATAAAAGCCCCGAAAGGGGCTTTATTTTTTTTTACAAATGGGTCGCCAAAAAGCAGACCACTTAAACATCAATCGTTCCTTGTCCTTTTCTCCATGATACCCATTACCGCATCTATGACATCATTTCTATTATCTGGGTTTTGTAAAAATTCCCGTATTCTGTCCGGGTAATCAAATGGAGTATCTTTACCTATCAGAAGATATTCACGAGAACATTCAAATATAGAACATAGTCTATCTAAATTCTTGTCTGATATATATTTACCTATACCAGATTCCCATCTCCATATAACTGCCTGAGATGTACCAATTCTTTTAGCTAAATCTGCCTGAGACATCTGGTGCTTTTGGCGAAGGTATTTTATTCGTTCCCCCACTTCCTTCATATTCATGGCTATCACTCCTTATATGAACTATTTTATAATCGTTTCATGATATAGTCAACACATTATCATAGGAGTCTGGACATGATAAATTTACTGCAATATTTACTGCAACCGCAGTATCGTTTATGTTGTTTATGTTGCATAATATCGTACAAAAAATTGTGGTAAAATATTAATATATCCAGTAAATGCGATAGTTATGGGGTTGTGTGATAAACATTTGCTTTTTTGCTATAAAACCGAATAAAGCCTTGTCATTGGCTTGGTTGTCACATTTGTTAAAGTAACTACTGCAACACTACTGCAACGGGCTTATTTTTATGCGCCTAATATCGTCCGCAGAGGCGTCTGTGATAGAGTGTAGGTATCTATCTGTGGTACTTGGGTTTGAATGCCGTAATTGCTTTGTTATGGCGATTAATGGGATATTATTACTAGCCAGCAAACTGGCATGTAAATGTCTGAACACATGAAAGGAGAACCCGTGAATCCCGTGTGCTAAAAATGCCCTCCTGAATGTACATCCCAGACTACTGGGGTTTACTGGTTTATCGTGGAACACAAAAACAAAGTCTGATTTGATATTATGCTCTTTGTAATACTCCGACAATTCACGTAATTTATTTATCCCACAATCCATAAGTTGCGCTGTTTGTCCTACAATACCATTCTTGGGGCTTGTAATGTAATTTGATCCATCCCTAGTGACCACTATTTGCTTGTTGATATGAATGACACCGGTTTCCATATTAATATCAGACCATTGAAGCCCGCATATTTCTCCCCTCCTTAATCCAGAGTATAAGGATATGTACCCACAACACTGGAATATAAAATTATGTACATCATTAATTACTGTCAAAGCATCTTCGATGGATGGCAGTTCTTTTAATTTTTTCCTTTGATGGAATACGTCGTGAGTAGTACATGTTGTTTTTATATTGTAACCATGCCGTCTGGCATGTTCCAATATTCCCAGTGTTCTGGAGATAATTAATATTGTTGTAGAGCTTGAAAGAGTTTTTGCCAAATCGGAGACAACGTGTATGATAGTATCATCACTAATTTTCTCTATTAGTGTATCCCCTAGCAATCTGTCTATATGGCCAAATATAAAAGCCCTTACATCTTCAGTTGTTCTTTTTGCTTCCGGTATAGTTTTCTTATACACCTCAATATATTCACTCATTGTAACTAATGATTTATCTTTATCTGTGTACTGATAGGATATCAACTTCTTATTCATTTTGGCAAGGGCTTCTGTTTTATTCCTGCCATATGCAGTCACACGATGCCCACCAATGGTACGTTGTACGCAGTATGTCCCGTCTTTCCTACGGTACACAGTCCCCATGCCATTGCCCTTTTTTCTGCTCATTCAAATCACCTCTCATAGTAATATTATACCATATATGAAGTTATATGAAAATATGAAGAAATGTCTTGATTGCGAACATTTGTTCTGCTAAAATAGGGATATATGAAAGGAAATTCTTTGGGTATTGACAAAATTTCATAGTTGATGTATACTTACATCGTAAGATGAGTTAAAAAGAAAGGAGGAAAACATCATACTGATGACAACCAAGGACGTTGCCGTGTACCTAAAGATTTCCACTCAGCAGGTGCGACGATTGGTGTCACAGCACTTGCTCCCATGTATCAGGGTATCTGACAGGGTAATCCGATTTAGGCCACAGGATGTGGAGAAGTTTCTGGAGGCGAGGGAAATATGAATAAAAAGATTTTGGTGCAGGTAACGGAGGCCGGGTCTACTGTCCCGGAGTGCTATGAAGCGTCTGATATGAAAGACGCATTTGCACTTATCAAAAGTTTTAGTGAGTCTATGGAGTATGAGGGTACGACATGGGAAATGAAAATATCACCGCTTTATTGTCAATAACCTTGGTTGCAAGGTTATTTATGCCCTAAATTACTCTAAACTTGAAGTATTTTTAATAATAGGAGGATATTATGACTAACAAAGAATTCATCGAAAAATTGACGGCCCCGTTTAAACCGGAAGAAATCCTATGGCGAGTAGGAAAGAAAAGCAAAGACAAGACAAAAGGCTTAGCATTTGCATACATAGATGGTAGAGCAGTCCAGAAAAGGCTGGATGCAGTAGCTGGGCCAGATAAATGGAGTGTCTCATATACTCCAATCGACATGGGGACAATTACAGTAAGTACATATAACGGAGAAGTACAGAAAACACTTAAAGGTTTCTTTGCTACTATCAAAATTGAGCTACCGGAAGGAGGATGTATTACCAAGCAGGATGGAGCTAACATAACGGATTTTGAATCCGTAAAGGGTGGTATTAGTGATTCATTTAAGCGGGTAGCGGCGGCATGTGGCATCGGTAGATATCTGTACGACCTTCCGCAGACTTGGGTTCCTATTGACCAGTGGGGTAATATTACACAGGTTCCAAAACTTCCGTCTTGGGCGATGCCCAAAGGGAGTAATCAGGCGGAACCCCCTGTACAGGAAGCAGTAAGCGCTCCCAGTGAATATCCAAGTGAATATGATGACCCGTTTGCTGGTGAATATCCGGAACCAATGGAAAGTACGATGTCTGAACCGGTAGGCAGTGCTGAGATTACGTTCCCTAGTGGCAAGTATAAAGGCCAGCCTGTATCCAAGGTACATGACTTCGGTTATCTCCGGTGGGTCGTGTCCAGCTCTCAGTTCCGTCAGGACATCAAGAACGCCGCTCAGGGAGTATTGGATACAGTTAGTGCATAAGGAGGAAGCATGGAAATCAGCACGGATGTATGGAGAGATTGCGGAATGAGTGCCGCCGCCGTGTATTCCGTGATAAAGGCTAAATGTGCAGAAAAGAGTGTCCCGATTAAGGGGCACTCCTACACATGCCTTCCTGTTTCGGAAATACACAGGGCTTGTCCGCTTATAACTACGAGAACGATAACTCGTGTGTTGACTAGTTTAGAGGACAAAGGGTATATAGAGTCCATAACGTTTTTTGGTACGGCGAAGTGGAGGAGGATTTTAAAATGAAATGTGACATAAAAACAAAGAAAATTGATAAATTAACATCAAATTGCACATATGTATATGAAAATGGCTCAACCTTCTCTTGTAGGATATCGAATCAATTTGATCCAAGTGAGATATTTAAATATGACCATGAGTATTTTAAAAAACTAATGACATCCAATTTGAAGACATCAACAAAACTAATTGCTATGTTCTTACCAACTATAAGATTGGGTAATTCTCCAATATGCATAAAGCCAGCTTATTCCATAGCGCATATGTTGCACATATCATACAACACGGTAAGAAGTGGCATGAAAGAGCTGATGAATTTTGGGATAGTTGAAGAAGGCAAGTATATATACAACGGCAACATAGTAAAACAATATAGAATAAATAACTATGATAAATGGAGAATCCCATTAGGCAGAGAAGATGATGATGTCCATGATGGTGAAGAGATTTGTGAAAGTGACATGCAAGTTGAAGAAGTTTATTGTGATGACATTTGCAGTAGTCACTACGAAAACTACGGGCCAGATTACGTCTCACCAGAGGAACTTATGCTCTAGTGATGTCCATCAACAAAAATTGGTAACTTATTTAATATTGATTCCTAGAGGTTGCAAAAAATGTGACATGCCAATGGTTGATATGCCACCAGTAACAAAATGTGAAGTATGGCATATCAAAAATTGGTAACTTATTTAATCCTGTTATTTCAATCTATCCCATCTCTTTCTATCATGTTTTAGAGAGGATAGTAAAAATGTTAAGAATGAATTGATTAATTGATTACCGGATTGATAATCCGAGTCGAAGACGAGGATTAAAAGAATCACGAAGTGATTCGTGGTTTGATTTTTCCTTGGAATATGTTTTTCAATGTTTTAGGAGCGGAAAGCATTGGAGCTCCGTTAAAGTCTTGAAAAGACTTGCCCCTAACCCCCAGTTCCGCCGCCCCCCTTCCCCCACGAGAAAGGAGAGATGGACAATGTATCACTAATCTATGGACAAAATACCTTGTAGTACGAATATAGTGCAGAAAGGAAGATACTATGACACGGTTCGAGAATCAAGACTTACTGGTACGGGAATACCTGTATCAGACAATGGGATTGAAGGGCAGAGACAGCCCGAACTACAAGCGAGTAATGAATCACTTCGATAGCAAGGATGACTTGACGGTTCGTAACTTACTTCGATATATTAAGAAGTATCCAATGCAAAGAGGTGCCTCTCTTACAGACTTGTATAATTGTGAAGCGTACCATCGGCAAGAGGAACATGTACAACATGAAAAGTCCATGATGCCAAGGTTCGCAGATAATGTGCCATACTCAATAGAGATGGTGTTGAACTTAAAGGAGTGACTTGTATGTACGAAAACGAAAAGAACGCTGAAAAGATGAATCGACTTATCAATGGTTTGGTCATGTCTGTTGGTGATTATATCAACGCTAAAGAAAACAAATTCGATGAATCTGCCGTAGAAGTCCATTACTTAGCCATGAAGGGCGTCTACGAAGATGTAGTAAAACAGGCTAAGATAATGAATGCGGCAAACACCGAAGGCAAGATTATTCAGTTCCCTAAGCTTTAAGTGAAGGAGGCACCTCTTAATGGATATCGCTAGTATCATCATGCAAAAGATAGATTTAGCAGAGTTTATACGCACATATGCAAAGGCTGATTTAACAAGAGTATCTAATGGCTGGAGGTGCAAATGCCCGATACACGGCAGTGACAATCAAAGCTCTATGTACATCAGCGACACTGGACTGTACTGCTGTTACTCCTGCAATAGTGCAGGGAATGTGATTAACTTCTTGTCTGATTTTGAACATATATCCTACACAGCCGCCTTGGAACGACTGGCGGCATACCTTAACATCAACCTGAAAGACGATGAATCGTACCAAAAGTGCAAATCAGTCGAACAGGCTATGACGAGTAAAAAGGAATATGGGATTAAAAACCTGTATAAAGTAGAAGAATACCTGAAACAGAAACGAGGCTTTACAGACGAAACGATTAATGCGTTCGGTCTGGGTGGAGTGGATGGGGGAGTCTGCATCCCCCTCCATGATGCCAATGGCAGATGCGTGGCCATAGCTAAGCGCCAGTTTGACAAGAAACCGAAGTACATCAATTCATACAACAATGAACTGTACGATAAGTCGGCGTTCTTATTCAATCTGGACAAGGCATTCAAACTCATCAATGATCGTATCTATGTCGTTGAAGGATATATGGATGCCATCAGCGGTTATCAGATGGGGCTTCCAGTTGTGGCATATTGTGGCAACGAACTTCATCGTGACCAGATAAAGACTCTTACCAGATACCTGAAGAAAGACGTTACTATTATCCTCGTCCCTGACAATGATGAAGAAGGGATGAAAAGAGTCCCCAGAGTCCGTGATTACTTCAATGCCATCTGCCCTGACAGACAGGTTCGTGTGGCTTTAGTTCCTGATTCATGCAAAGACATGAATGATATGCTCCTTGAGGGTATCGACCCATCCAAGTTGGAAACGTTACACATCGACCGGTATGTAATTGACTATCTGGTTGGTAAATGTTCTACGGAAGAAGAAAAATACCATGTTGTCGAAGAATATCTTCCTACCGTCCGTTCTGGTCTCATCCGCCTTGATATAATCAAGGAAATGGCTAAAAAATGGGATAAAGATTACGAAACCCTGAAAGAATACTTCGACACGGTGGGGAAAGATAGTGACGATATTCTTGCTGAGGCGTCTGATGTTACGGGGTGCATCAATGACTTAAAGTCCATATACAGGACTGGTGGATTTCCGACACACTTTCAGCAGATTGATAACTGTATCAGGAGAGTGGAGAAGAAACAGGTTATAGTTGTTGGGGCAACCGCTGGTACAGGCAAGGCCTTGACGTTAGATACCAGAATAATTACCCCTACTGGCTATAAAGAAATGAAAAATATAAACATTGGAGATGAAGTAATAGATGAAAATGGGGATGTATGCCATGTAAAGGCAATATTCCCTCAAGGGAAAAAGCATGTGTATAGGGTGGTGTTTGAAGATGGAACTTACGTCAACTGTTGTTCGGAGCATTTATGGAAATTTAAAACAAAAGATGATTTGGTTAAAGGCAGGAAATGGAAGGTTATGTCGCTAAAAGATATGGTTGTAAATTATAAAATACATAGAACGGATGGAACAAAAAATTTGTGTATCCCTGTGGCTAAAGCAGTTGAGTTTGATAACAGGGAACATGTTATTCCACCATATACCATGGGGGCTTTACTTGGCGATGGCGGGTTTACCTGTAAACAGATAACATTCACTAACCCTGAAAAAGATATACGCTCTCATGTTATAACGGAAACGTCGGCATATGGCACTTGGCATGAGCACAAAGGCCAGCCTAACCAATTATGTTTCCGTGGTGGCAGGAACAATAAATTAGTTAACTATATTAGGAAGACTTTTAATGGTGCGTCATCTAAAGATAAGTTTATCCCATTTGAATATATGAATGACTCTATAAAAAATAGGATGGAATTATTAAAAGGGTTAATAGACACAGATGGGACAGTTAGAAAAAGAGGGCAGACATTATTCTTCACTTCTAGCCCTAGATTAGCTAATGACGTTGCAGAACTTGTGCGTAGCTTGGGGAGCAGATGTTATATCAGATCTCTTATGAATGACGATGGAACGTTTGAGTACACAGTATCTATCCAGCGCAAATCATCAAAATGGTTTAGTAGCGAACTTAGAAATAAACAGTGGAATGAAAAGGATGAAGTAGTTGCAGAAAGGAATTCTGATGTCCTTCTGATTTCTGACATAATTGATTTGGGGAGAGAGGAGGAAATGCAGTGCATAACAGTAGATAGTCCTGAACACACATACCTGTGTGGTGATTATATTGTTACACACAACACGGATTTTGCCATTGAGTTCATGCTCCGTGCTATCTGCCAGAATAATATGAGAGCCATCTTCTTTAGCCTAGAAATGCCTAAAGGCAAGCTCATTGAACGTGTCGTGGCTAAGCTGATAGGTTGCTCGATTGGGGAAGTTGAAGGCTACGTTGCTAGTGATGATATGATGGTAAATAAGGCCATCGCTAAATTGCAGGAACGTATGCTTGTATTTGATGGCAACCATCTTAGCATCGACGATATAAATGAACGTATCAAACTGGTGAATAGTAAAAACGTGTTAGGTGGGCCAGTGGACATTGTGTTTGTTGACTACTTCGGATATATGCAGGGGACATCTACCTTTGAAGATGCGTCAACGGCGGCAAAGAAAATGAAGGGTATGGCGAAAGATAACAATATCATCTTCGTTATGCTGTCTCAGCTGAACCGTGGAGCATCTACATATGACGAACCGACTATGAGCCAGTTAAAGAGCACGGGTGACTTAGAAGCATCTGCTGACTATGTGTTCCTGCTCTGGAGGCCTGCAAGAGACCCGAACCTCGATATCGGGGAAAAGGAAGAATTGGAGAATATTACCCGTCTTAAAATAGATAAGGCACGTGATGGTATGTATGGGCCTAACTTAGCTGAGTTCAGATACGATAAAGAAACATCTCGCCTTGAAGAAAATTACGCATAACATGAAGTAAATAAACTTGACAACATGAAGTAAACATGATATAATCTAGTTGTGAGTTGAGGAAGTACAAAATAAATCAATCAAGAAATCACATCACCTCTGTAGCTTCTAATACTCACAACTTGAAGTAAAATAAAAAGGAGGACGAAATGCCATATACATCGTTTTTGTGCCCAGACGCAGGCAAAATAAAAATTGAAGATTGCTTTAAAGAGTGCCGGTTGGTCGGCAAAATAAACCCTGTGAACGGGATGCCGTATGTTCCATGTGGCAGATGTCTTTCTCTTCCAACACTGAGGGAGGTGTCGAATCAAAGAGAGTGGACGGGAAAGCCGTCTACAACACAGTTACTCAGGGGCACCAGAGAGGCGTATCTGATGCTTACAAAGGATTACGCCATAGACCCAAAATCCATGATGTTCGCCCTACATGGTACTCACGTACATGCTAACTTGGAAAATGGCATGTCACCAGACGAATTGGGGGAACAAAGACTGGACGACGGTATATCGACTGGGGCGTTCGACTACTACGATCCAGTGACAAAAACACTATACGATTATAAGACATACTCATCGTTCGTCGTAGCCAAATACCTTGGTATACAGAGTAAGAAAGTGTTGGTGGGGCACTACAAAAACGGCAAGCCAAGATATAAAACGGTATACACATCCGGGAATGTTAAGCATGATTTTGACTTGGCAGTCCAGATGAATGATTACCGCATGAAAATTGAAAAAATCTTGAAGTTGCCAGTGGACAAAATGGTTTGTGAAATGATTGTGCGTGATGGCAATACATATATGGCCAATAGCAGGGGTATTTACGATAACGCATATCTAGTAGAAGTCGGAAAGATTTCTGATAACTGGATGCGTAAATATATGAAGAAGAAGGCCAGTGATTTACTGAAGGCCTTGGAAACAGGTGTTATGCCTCCACCATGCAAACCGCATGAATGCTGGCATGGGAATAAATGTTCTAAGTTTTGCGCTGTGGCGCAGTATTGCAAAGGAGAAATGTAGCATGGATATCAAAGGAATGAAAGTAAAAGATTCGTCAAGTTTACCGAAGGGTAGAATCGTAATTGATTTCGATATTAACAAAGGTAAAATCACCGTAGATGGCGGTGGCATAACAGAAGAAGAATTTAGCGGCATTATGTTGTTGATTCTTAGTGACCTAGTTGGCATCAGCCCAGAAGAATTACTTGATGCCATGGAAGAATGTCACAAGAAAGCGATAGGCGATATTAATGATTTTGTCAATGATCTGATTGGTATTATGCCGGGAGGAGATGCAGACAAAGCTCGCCTGAAGGAAATCATGATGGATGATAGACCTGCCAGTGAATGCGAGGATGAACTTGACGAACTCATCAGAAAAATGTTCCGTTAAGCAGAACTGTGCTCATAGGTATGATTGCGGTTGGTGTGAAGATTATTCCGACTACCAACCGTATGACATACACATCAAATCCCCTAGGCAACTGGCCAAGAAAGAGAAAAAAGTTGCGGAGCGTAAGATAAAGAGACTGGCAGACGCTTCCAAAAGGGGGAAGGCCAACCGTAGAAATGGCAGGGCCGCTGAAAGACAGGTCGAGAAGCTTCTCAATGATATCGGCCTGAAAGCAGAAAGAACACCTTTATCCGGGGCCTTAAAGGCCAACAATCTTATCGGTAATATGAAAGATAAGGTTGCAGGGGATATCCGCATTACTATAAATGACAACAAGACGCTGAGAGTCGAGTGCAAACGGAATATCCGTTCGGATGCGTGGTATCGCCTACTGGACAAGGGCGTAATTCATATAGATGGGTTTTGCTATGGATTGAGGTGGCAACTGTTTGAATATCTCGTCCATGGAGTATTACCCGATGAACAACCGGTTGATGTAGAAGATAAGAGGTTCAAAAAACTTCATTCTTATTTCGACCAAGATGATTCTGATATGGTGGTTGTTACTAAACCGTATTCACAGCCGCTAATCTTTTTAAGAGAAGAAACGTATGATTTCTTTAAGGAGGAGTATTGTAAATGATTATTCTTAGTGACAATGGCAAGAAACTGATTGATTGCGCTTCTGTATTTGTCCGCCCTGTAAAAGATACAGAAGACCTGAACAAAATTAAGGGTTATAAAGTTGTGGGTTGTACGCTTACCGGTCGTAATGAAACACTGGCAGAGTGTGATGATGAAGATTCCGCAAGGGATTATATTCTGACAGCGGCAAGAAACATCAGTACTCACGAACCGGTATTCTTTGGAGGAGTGAACCATCAGGGGTGAGTGAATAGGCATGGATAACTACGAAGAACTGCTGGAAATGATAAACGAGATATCTTGTAGGTATTCAGTCCTTACCGATACGGATGAATTGGAGGCTTTCTCTATTATGAGAGATTCCTCCATTCTCCAATCGAATTTTGAAGAAATGTTGGCGGATTGTTATAAGCTGGCCGCCGATAAAGAAAGAATGGCAAAAGCCACCGAGGCGAGGAGAAGTTGCGAACTTTCCGATAAGCCTACAAACGGTAACCGCATGGCCGCATTTGATCCAGAAGTAATCAGGGCATGGAAAGAATACTCTGAGTCGATTAAGCAGACCAAATACGTTGAGGCCAATGCCAAACTACTAAGCAGAATATACTTTGACTGTAAGATGATATATGAGGCTTGTGTACGAAGAATGAGCAAGCCACAAGATAAAATAGTAGGTCGAGTTTAGGAGGAACAAATATGAAGAAAAAGTTCACTGGCAAGGAAATTAAGATTATCTATAACGACAAATACACAATTGCTATTGACCCTAAAACCGGTAAAAAGGGGGTTGCGAAATGTAATCCCGTAGACAAGTTCGATGAAATCACTGGGGCAAAAATCGCCATTTCAAGACTTCGTGAAAGGGCAGATGAAGTTCGTATTGGAGATATCCTCGCTTCCAAATCGTTAGGAATTTATGGCCCGGTAGTATATATTGCGAAAGAAAAAACGCCGATTGGTTCGACGCAATGTGTTATCAATTCCAGCGGTATATTATTCACCGTGTTTTACCCATGCACGGATACAGTGTTTATCGGCAATGATTTAAAAGAGTTTGAAAAAACTGTAAAAGAAAAGGTGGCAGATGCGCTTTGATTACAAAAACAAGAGGATTTGAAGTTGTTTCGTCTTATGTCGATAGGGGGATTCACATTCCAGAACGTAAGACATCCGGTAGTTCCGGATATGATTTGGAAGCCGCTGATTATTATGTTCTCTACCCCCATGTAATTACAGTTATCTCTACAGGTCTCAAAGCTTACATGAATGATGATGAATATCTGTCTATTTTTGTTCGTTCAAGTTTGGCTTTCAAAAAGGGTCTCATGCTGGCCAACAATACAGGGATTATTGACAGTGATTACTATAACAACCCGGATAACGAAGGCCATATTATGGTTGGCCTCTACAACACTGGTGATGAACCTGTTGCTATTAAGAAAGGAGACCGTGTCGCTCAAGGGATTTTTATGAAGTATTTAACTTGTGACAATGATTGTGCTCAGGGCCAGCGTGTTGGGGGTATTGGTAGCACCGGAAAGTAGAGGATAAAATGTTTGAATATAAAGACCGCTCGTGGTGCGGAAATGAAAAATGCAAAAAGTATGACACATGTAAAAACACATATAAGTTTGCACGAGAAGAAGCGGAGAGCCGTGGATTCAATATGGATTTAACCTTCTTCTGTGTTGTTCCAGATCGTGAATGCGATAAGTATGAGGTGAACGAAGATGAAGATAAGTAACATTAAGGTATATGGCATTGAGGAAGCTATGAGCTATGCCAAGCTTCCTATGATGAATCCTACTGGCGTAGACAATATGCTTAGCAATATGGAGCGAGGTGTATTAAACGAACAATCTGACAAGGCTTTGGGTAGAATGAAAAGACTGGGTACGACCCCAATAGGAAGCGGTCATGATAACTACTTAATGGGAATTATTGCTCAGTTCACGGTTGACTTTACAATCAAAGCTTGGACGGAGGCGGAACGGTATCACTTCTTCGACATTATTAGTTCCTGTTCTACTATGCATGCTTTACAGAAAGTAAACGTTGATGATGCGTATATTAAATATGTGGATAAGCGCATGGTATATATCATGGATGAACTGATTCAGGAGTATAATAACAACCCATCCCAAGAAAACTTCTTGAAAATGGTGTATTCCAATCCTACTGGTATGAAGCTGACTGCCGCTATAACAACGAACTACCGGCAGTTGAAGACAATCTACTATCAGCGTAAAGACCACCGTCTTCCAGAATGGCGTGAATTTTGTAGCTGTTTAGTAACAGACTTTCCTCTTTTCAAAGACCTTTGCTTAAAGGACGGGGATGACTAAATGTGTGAATGGTTAAAGTGGGTGATAAAGCCAATGGAATCTAAAGAAAATGAATGGTTTGATTCTCATTATTCTGCACAGGACGTACAGCCTATTGAATATATGCAGATGACGATGAGTAAAGATGAATTTATCGGCTTCCTACGGGGAAACATTATCAAGTACATTTCCCGTATCGGCAAGAAGGATGAACCGATCAAGGAGGCAGAGAAAGTACTTAGATATTCTCAGTGGTTGGTAAAAGCTTTACAAGGTGAAACGATAAATCCGAGGGAGTGAACCAGATGACCAAAACGTACTATGTGGTAGAAATTATCTATTATAAAAGTTCACCTTTAATTATGGGAATTACAAGCAAACTAAAAAGAGCGGCTAAGCTTGCCGATAATTTCATGGCTAGTGCTCCTGACGATGCAGAAGTATTAGTAACCAGATATTCGTGTGACAACGAAACCGGATTCGTTAACCACCGGTGTTGTTTAACAAACCAAGATTTGAGAGAGGTTTTGACGAGGAGTGCGTAGCCCAATGTTATCACTAGACATACCAAAAACCGTGTTACAAAGATTTAATCCTGAAGAGACTGATAAATGGAACAGGATGATCGGCTTGAACGGCATATTGGGGCAGATAAATGAGGTAAATTTCCTATACGGAAGGAAATATATTATAGTCCCGTGTTGTTGCATGGAAAATTATTTAGTCGATAGACTTCTTGAGATTGGATATGAGATTAGTGTAATCCGTGATGATATTAGTGGGACAGACATTCAAGGTTTATGTTATGAAATCAGATGGTAGTATAAAGGAGAAAACAAATGATAACGACAGCTGAAGAAGCAAGGGGGAGGTAGACAATGAAGACTAAATACATTTGTGAAAAATGCGGATCGGAGTACGATACAGCCGAATCGGCCAATAAATGCGAAGCCGTGCATGGTGAAATAATCGAAGCGCATGTTATGCCCGGAATGGTATACGAAGGGATACGCCCCAGTGCAGTTTACGTAAAATTCCGCAACAAAAACGGTTTTGAAATGGCGGCGGAATATAAATTTGTGGAATACAAAGATAATGATTTCGAAGCCGTGAAACGGGAGTATGAGTAGAAACGTATTACAAATCAGTTGGGAAGCGCATAGGAGTTTATGGGAGTTAATAAAAGAATGGTTTTGTTAAATAGGAGGCAATATGATGGTTACTAATTTTGAAGCCAAAGAATCCGTTGACAAATTAATTAGGTACTGTACAGAACATGATTGCAAAACGGAATGTGCAATCCGTGAAACATGTATGAAGATGAAAGATAAATCTTATCTACTCCATTTAGAACCACATATGCCAACTAAGGATAAAACACACGGGAAAAATTATATTGAACGAATGAGAGACGAACGCAGTGAACTGTTTGAAAAATTGGATAAGCTTACTTCTTATAGATTCAGAAATTGTAAAAACATTGATGAAACAGAAGCGTATTTAATGGATAAACAATATAACTTAATGAGTGAATATATTCGGGTACTTGATGCTCGTATCGCTCATGCTATTACGAAAGAATACGACGAATAAACTATTGCGATTGGAGTGGTAACAATGACAAGCGAAGAAAATAATAAACTTATATTTGAACCAAAGGAAGGCCAAGAATATTGGGGAATATGGTTAACGAACGGTAAACCACTTTACATGACTTACAATAGTACATTTTATGACCATATCATAAACATGGCTATTGGTAATTGTTTCCGAACGGACGATGAAGCATTGAAGCATCGTGACGAAATCAGAAAACGGTTCAAAGAACTTATAGCGTATGCGAAAACATTATAAGGAGGCAAAATAGTATAATGGATTACATTATAGACCCGATGCTTATTTATTGGATATCGGTTATCAGTTCATTAGGTGTTTTATTCGCCAAAATAGCCGCTGTGTCTGTGTGTGTGATTCTTGTGTCAGCAGTGACTTACGTTATGAATTATGATATCCATTATAGAGATAGGCTCGAAAATAAAGCTTTAAAAATAGCTCCAAAATGTATAAAAATTTCCATTGTAACTTTTATTGTTTCTATAGTAGCCGTAGTATTTATACCTACCCAGCAAACGATGTACGCTATGTTGATAGCCAACACTTTGACCAGACAAAATATTCAAGGTGCCACTGATTTTACGCAAGACCAAATAGGGAAAATTATTGATAAAGTGGCTGATGCCTCCATTAGAATAAGTAAAGGTGCGAGTAGTGATGATTCATAAAAGAAAAGTATTTGCAAGTAAAAGCATTGGTAGAGAAATATGGTGGAGGATGTTCGGATTAGATAAACCACACAAAGGACGTTATGTTACTTTATTCAGTGCTTATAAGATGTCAAACTATTCCCTATCAAGATATATAGGTAGATATTTACAATCGTATTACATGATGCCGTGAAAAGGTGTGAGTAACAATGACTAATGAATTACTTATCCCCTTGGTTTACATGGGAATAACATTTACTGAAATTCCGAATGAAACAACTCTATTCTATGAGTTAGGTAACTGTACATGTGAATGTCCGGGGTGTCATAGTCCAGAGTTGTGGAAAGGTAGTGGTGCAAGCAAAAATGCGACTGTTAAAGAGATTCTTGATATTTACGATGCACATAAAGATTTCATTACGGCGGTTCTGTTCATGGGCGGCAACAGGAATGGTATTAATTTCCACCAATTTCTGGAAGAAGTTGTTAAGCCAATATATTATGATTTACCCGTTGGTATCTACCTTGGAGACTTCAATGCCAATGATTTTACTATGGCCGCTAAGTATTGCAGATGGATTAAAGTAGGCAAATATAATCAAGCTCTGGGTGGGCTTGATAGTGAACTTACAAATCAGGTGTTCTGTGAAGTACAGAACTACAAATTCAGATAGGAGTGATTCGATGAAAGTACAATTTGTATTGACTGCTATACAACACTGTAATTATTGTGATGAGGCAGGCAAGTACTTTAACTTAACGTTATCAAAGAAATATCCGGATATTGGGTTCTCTATGGTGACAATATCCGACGAACAGGTTAAAAAGGTCTTAAAAGAAATGCCCAAAACCATGTTCCCGATTTTATCAGTATGTACGATAGAAGGGGAATGTATTGACAATATTTCCGGTACTACGTACAAGAAAGATATTGAGGAATTCGTCAAAAAATGGGTTGATAAGTCTAAGGAGGATAATTAATGGCACTTTTTGAACGTCTTAGTGAAGAACAGATTAAAGACAAAGTAAACTTCATGAAACGATATGCAGGCGCAGAAAATTCAGCAGAGGGTAGTTTGGTTGACGCTAACAGTAATGTGACAAATAAAAACATCGCTATTATGGAAACAGAAATGCACAAGATGGACAATATTCAGATTAATCGGTATCTCATCCGGGAAAAATTGAAAGAACTGTTCCCTGAAGAACCAAACCTTCCAGATCAATATATAGAAGACCTCGAAAGCCATCTTATATACGAAAACGATGAAACATCATTCAAACCATACTGTGCCAGTGTAACCATGTTCCCATTCCTTTTACATGGTACAAAGATTCTGGGAGGTACGTCCCTTGCACCAAAGAACCTTCGTAGCTTTACCGGTTCGTTTGTAAATTTCGTGTATCAGGTGGCTTCATTCTTTAGTGGAGCTATTGCGACGGTAGAATGGCCGTTATACTTTGACTACTTTGCAAAGAAAACCTACGGCCCGGACTACCTTAAAACTCACAAAAAAGATATCGAGCAGGAATTGCAGGGTACAATTTACCCGATGAACCAGCCAGCGGCGGCACGTGGTAAGTAATATTGCCACTACACATCTAATCGTTTATCAGCGAGGTCGTTTATTATTAGACGGCCATCGGGGAAAGCTGAAGCCATTAAGGTATGCTAATCCCGAGCCAAGCTAAACTGTACGGGAGAGAAATTATGTATGTATATAAAGTTACCAACATGGTTAATGGTAAGGTATACGTTGGCAGGACTAAAGATTATGCGGAACGTGTAAAGTACCATAAAACTAGATATGTCGCTCAAAAAGAATACAATAAGCCATTATATGTGGCCATGAGAAAATACGGAGTTGAAAATTTTAAATTTGACATTATTGCATCAGGTCTTGATGACGACGAATCAAATAAACTAGAAACTAAAATGATTAAAGACCTGCATAGTCTTGTAGGGGAAAATGGATATAATGTTTCCCCGGGAGATAACTACTACCGTGTTCGTGGCACAGATGTTAATACAAACATCCTTACGGAAGAAGAGGCACAGGATATAGTCAATAGAAGAATATCTGGTGAAAGAAGTAGGGATGTATATAAAGACTACAAAGATAAATTAACCGTGTCTGGATTTCAACAAATATGGTCTGGAAAGAACTGGCGACACTTGAAAGGTCAAGAAAATCTAGAAATGGTTAAAGGTAACGCAAGGTTTTCTCTTAAAGAAGTTCGTGAAATAAAAACTCTCCTAAAAAATTACTCAGTAAGTGAAGTAGCAAAACTCTACGGAGTTACATACCATACAATTTACAATATTAAGGCTGGTATAAGCTACGCAGGCATTGCAGTTTAGAAGGTGTATCGACTATCCCCTGTTGTGGGGGAGTAGGGGGACTATTGATACGTTCCTCGAAATGGTGTGCTAGGTTATCCTAGTAAGAGATAGTCAGAGCCTACGTGAAAGCGTAGGGGACTCGAATCAGAGTGTGTTTTGGAACACTAGCATGTTAGATAGAGACTACTTCGATTGGCTATATGGAGGGTTTAGATTCCCGGACGGCACAAAACCAGAATATGACGGCACGTTCAAAGAATTTCAGATGTTCTTTATGGACTGGTTTCGGCGGGAAAGAGAAAAAGAACTTCTCACGTATCCTGTATTAACCTGTAGCGTTCATCTGAATGAAGATGGCACTCCTGCCGATGAAGAATTTGCCCGTAGTATCTCTAAACACGCAGAAAAGGGGTTGTCGTTCTTCGTATACGAGTCGAAAACAGTAGACTCGTTGTCAAGTTGTTGCCGACTCAGAAATCAGGTAACGGAAAATACGTTCAGCTACACATTGGGGGCCGGTGGGATTAGTACAGGTTCCATTCATGTAACAACATTGAACGCAAACCGATTTGTACATCAGTATCCCCGTGACAAATGGCAGGAACATTTACAGCCGGTAATTGAACGTATGCATAAGTACCTATATGCTCATGACACCCTTATCCATGATTTCATTGATGCCGGTCTTTTAACTCCTTATGATGCCGGACTGATAGATATTAGTAAACAGTATCGTACAGTAGGAGTAAACGGATTACTGGAAGCATCGGAACACGAAACAGGTGGTGCAAACATTGACTTCTATACGGAATTCCTGAAGCTTGTACACGAGCAGAATGTAAAAGACGCAAAGAAATATAACGTTAAGTTTAATTGTGAGTTGATCCCTAAAATGAGTGGGGATTTAGTGGGATAATACATAACCCATTAATAGTAAATTTCCTTTAATTGACTCGAAGTTCCAGAAGTGGATAACGAGGCGCAAGTTTAAATACAGCGTGAACGACTAAATAAGGAAACTCCATCCCGATGGAGATGCAATAGTCTGAACTACGGTATAACAAAAGAAGCCGTAGAGAAGTGGTCAAGGGTAAAGACCCTTTGGGAAGCACCACTTCCGCCAATACTAGTAGGAGGGTTACATGGAAATTTGTGATGTATGTGAAAGAACAGATAAGGAATGCAGAATTCGCACAATTAAAGGCATGAAGTTATGCCCTAAACATGTAACTCAATATTATCGTTATGGTAAGTTCCTAGAATCAACTATTTATTCCCCAAATGAGTACATAGTATACGAAGACTATGCCGAAATTGTTTTAAGAAATAAAGAGCAAATGGTTGTCGGTAAAGCAATCATAGATATAGAAGACATAGAAAAATGCAAGCAACATAAATGGCACATGTACGTTGGGGCGAACACAAAATACGCTAGATGCACATTAAGCGGGGGTAAAATATTACACCTTCATAGATACATAATGGATTATAATGGTGATATGGACGTTGACCATATAGATGGCAACGGTCTGAATAATAAAAAAAGTAATTTAAGAATAGTCCCTCATTGTGTTAATTCTAGAAACATCCATGGGTGCAGAACCGGTGTAAGGAAAGTTCCATCTGGGAAGTTCCAAGCTACGATAACTAAAGACTACAAAACAATTTACCTTGGCACATTCAACACTTATGAAGATGCAATGCTTGCTAAGGAGCTTGCTAAAAGTCAGTATTGGTCATAAAAGTAACAGAATGGCGGAAAATCTCGGTGTAAAGAACGCCAACTGGGATAAAAAAGATGGTATATTAGCCGGTCGTGACTGTTATAATTCGTATCTGTTCCCCGTAGAAGATGACTCTTACAACGTAATTGATAAGATGCAGTTACACGGAGAACAGGCTACTAAATATCTTGATGGTGGCTCAGCGTGCCACTTGAATCTGGAACAGTTATTGACTGCCGACCAGTTCTATAACTTGATTCTAGTGGCCGGGAAACTTGGTACAAATTACTGGACATTCAACGTCTTAATGACATGCTGTAATGAATGTGGGCATATTGATGTTAACACATTGCCCAAATGCCCTAAATGTGGCAGTGATGATGTCGATTATGCCACGAGGGTCATAGGGTATCTGAAACGTATCACAAACTTCTCCCTCGCACGACAGAAAGAAGCTGGTCTGAGGTACTACAACAAGTCAAAGACAAAATAATGGGGGTGACCTGATAGGTTGAGTTTAGATGGGTTAAGCAAGGCATACGTTCCACATATCATGAAAGTGAGAGTGGACGATGGTAAAGGAGCCTTGGCTGTCCTTTCTGATATCCACGAGGGGCTGAACAACAGGGAAGAGCTTCAACGTTCCGTTCAGTTCCTCTTGGAGCTTGGCCCTCGCTGTAAAGTGGTAATCGGAGGAGATGCAACGAACACGATAACCAGAAACAGTAAAGGCTCGGTAATAGAAGAATGGGCCAGTGGTTCGGATCAGATTTTTTCCTTGGTAGATGACATAAGGCCATTGTATGAAAGCGGCCAGTTAATCGGGATTATAAGTGGTAATCATCCAAAAAGAGTGTACGACGAAACATTTATAACCGTCGAGGCCATGGTAGCAAGCATCCTCGGAGATAGACAATTATACAAAGGCAGTATAGGCATTGTTTATTTTAATTGCGGAAAAAACTTTTACGTACATCACATCATGCACAAAGCAAAGCAGACAGAAGGGGCATACGATTATTTCAGTGCAGATGTAAACTGGTTCGAACATAGGCATAAACCAATGGCAAGGCCAAAAATCATTGTAGAACATAATAAATACGCTAAAGTGCCGGTAGCAAAACGGTGTTGGGACTTATACCAGCCATCCTTTCAGGAATACCCAGACTACGCAAAGTCCATGGGACTAAGACCCTCGCCGACAGGGTTCTGGATATGTGAGATGACAAACGATGTCCATAACCGCAAATTGATGCCGCACCTTAGCGGTGATTTTGAAGAATTGATAAAAAATGGATACCAATTTTGATGGAGGTAATGACAATGTTAAAGATATTGGAAGCATTAAAGAAATGTTTAAATAAACTTTGGGATTATGCAGGTGAACTTAGAAACAAGAGGTGGTCTAAATTAGCACGTACACATTCTACATAGACCATGGGAACACCGGGGAATACTACTCTGCTGTAATAGAGGGGGAGATGGAAGATATTCTCCATTACCTTGAAAGCATTTCCCGTGAAGTGGCGTTCGGTGGAGAGCTGAAAAAGGAGATTAAAGAACCGGCACACAAAGAACTCCCATGCGGAATATTACTCCAATACAAATTTTATGGGCGTGTTCTCCCGAAGGGCTTGCCTTGTGATAGGAGGTATACCAAATGGCAAGATACCTTGACGAACTGATTGATAAATACAAAGCGGGAGAAATCGACGATGAA